TCCATGACCCCGACCAAGCCCCGGGGTCTGACCAATCACCCCCAAATAACCAAGCCGCAGAACGAGCCGTCCTCGGCGCCATGCTCACATCCAAAACCGCCATCGCCGACTGCGTACAAACCATCACCGGCCCCGACTTCTACCGCCCCAACCACGAACTCATCTTCGACACCATCCGCAACCTCTACGACCGCCTCGAACCCGTCGACGCCATCACCGTCGCCGACCACCTCACCAAATCCAAGAACCTCACCCGCGCCGGCGGACCCGCCTACCTCTTCGAGCTCATCAACGCCTGCACCACACCAGCATCCGCCGCCTACTACGCCCAAATCGTCGCCGAACAAGCCACCCTGCGACGCCTCGTCGAAGCCGGCACCCGCATCACCGCCCTCGGATACGCCACCGACGCCGACATCCCCGACCTCATCCAAGCCGCCACCAACCTCGTCACCCACATCCCCACAAGCGTCCCCGGCATCGACGGACCCGCCACCACCAACACCTGGGCACCAGTAGACCTGGCCGACGTCCGCGCCAGCGGCGTCGACCGACCCAAAGCAACCGTCCTGACCACCGAAGCCGGCCAAGGCCTCATCTACCCCGGCCGCATCCACTCCATCGCTGGAGAATCCACCACCGGCAAATCCTGGGCCATGCTCGCCGGCCTCATCCAAGAAATCGAGGTCGGCCACTCTGTCACCTACATCGACTTCGAAGACCGAGCAGACACCCTCCTAGCCCGCTGCGAAGACATGGGCGCCACAGCATCCGAGGTCGACAACCTCGTCCGCTACATCAGCCCCGAGACCGCATTCAATCCCGCCTCCTGGACCCACATCGAAACCGCCACCAAAGACTGCCGCCTCGTCATCATCGACGGCGTCACCGAAGCCATGACCATGCACAGCCTCTCTCTCATGGACAACGAAGACATCGCCCGCTGGTTCGAGCTCCTCCCCCGCCGAATCACCAACCTCGGACCCGCCGTCATGCAGATCGACCACGTCGTGAAAGACACCGACGCTCGCGGCCGCTACGCCATTGGCGGCCAACACAAGCTCTCCGGAATTACCGGAGCGGCATATTCCATGGTCGCCGCGAAATCATTCGCAGTAGGCCAAGCGGGCCACTCAAGAATTGTTATCGCAAAGGATCGACACGGCGATGTCGGACCCGTCGGACACACCGTCGCCGAGTTGCACATGACCCCCGACCCACTCCGTTCCCCCACCGCCGTCAACTGGTCTCTGTCCGAGTCCACATGGGTTCCCTCACCCGACGGGCGTGCCCGACTCACTGGCTATATGGCCAAGTTGTCTCGTTTCATCCAAGCCAGTCCCGGCGCCAACAAACGGACCTTGCTCACCGCCGGCCTCGGCAAAGAACGCTACGTCCTGAGCGCCCTGGAGACCCTGATCAGTGAGGGTCATGTGCGGATCGAGGACGGCCCGCGCGGCGCGAACCAGTACCACATCACCGAGTTGTTCGAAGAGAACCAATGACCCTCGACCGTAAGCCCGACCGTAAGCCCGACCGTAAGCCAATCGGGGAGTACAGACCGCGCAAAAGCGACTGTAAGCCCAGCCCCCCCTATCCTCTGGGGCTGGCTTACGGTCGCGCGCACCGTGCAAGCCAACAGCGACTGTACGCCCCACCCCACGAAAGGCAACAGATGTACCCCGGATTCGACCCCCTGACCGCAGACCGCACCAAGCCCGCCTACCTCGCGATCCTCGAAGAGCTCGACGACGACCAATGGCACCCAGTCCACGACCTCCAACAAGCTGCAGCAGAAGCGTCCGACCTCACCCCCAAGAGCATCGACAACCTCATCCGCTGGGGATACCGGCGAGGCGCAAAACACCACCCCTGGCGATACACAGGCAAAGGCAAAGACCGACTCATACAAAAACAACACGCACCCGGACCATCACACAAAAAGAAAGGATAACCCCAATGCGCATTCTCGCCATTGACCCCGGCAACACCGAATCCGGCTGGGTAGTCATCGACACAGACAGCCGAGAGCCGGAGCACTTCGGCAAAACCCCCAACAGTGAACTCCGCAAACTGATCCTGACCGGTCACGACGATGTCGAGGCGGACCATGTCGTGATCGAGATGATTAAGTCCTACGGGATGCCTGTTGGCGCCGACGTCTTCGAGACCTGTGTGTGGATTGGCCGGTTTTGCGAGGCCGTCCGCGGCAACTGGTACCCATTCTCTGAGCCCGACTTGGTCTATCGAGCCGACGTGAAGCTCCACCACTGCCATAGCGCCAAGGCGAAGGACTCGAACATCACCCAAGCCCTGGTCGACAGGTTCGCATCCGGCGTCCCCAACCACGGCAAAGGATCGAAAGCCAACCCCGGCTGGTTCTACGGCTTCAAAGCCGACATATGGCAAGCCTACGCACTCGCCGTCTACACCGCAGACACACTCGCCACGGACGTCCGGTCTGGGTCTTACGCGCGGGAGGTGGCGTCGTGAGCGTGGAGCCGCAGGCGATAGTTGCCCTCATTGAGGGCTTCGTCAATGACGAGCACAACGACGATCGCAAGTACACGAACCGCACGCCGCTGGACGAGTCAGGGGTGTGGAGCCTGCACCAGTTGGCCGCAGAAATCTACGCCGCAGGGTTCGAGGAAGGCGTGCGGACCGAGGAAGCCCGTCAGCGAGGTAAGCGGGAACGCAAGTTCGACGCTGACAGCGCCACCAAAGCCAATGAGGTGGCGTCGTGAGCGAACCGTGCAAGCATGAGCGTCTGGACGACCTGGACCTGTGTCACAACGCGAGTCAGTGGCGTGTCGCATGGCAGGGGGCGCTCCAGGGGCATCGTGACGCGATCAGCTCGTTCGTGACTCAGACTGAGACGCTGGTCAGGGCTGAGCATGAGCGGGACGCCGCGTTGGCCGCCCTGTCCAAAGTCCGGGCCATCGTCGCTGACCCGAATGTGGCACTCGTGGTCGATCGCATCCGTGCCGCGTTGGAGCCGTCGTGAAGCGCCTCCGTCGTGACCTGTGGCTGCTGGCTGACTACGCCGCCCGAGCCTTCGAGCGCCTACTCGACGCGATCGGCCAGCCACGCGACGAGCGGGGCGAATGATGGCCGACCTATTCGACATCACACCACAACAGGTACGCCGCTGGGCCAGAGAATCCCGACTCCCACTCGTTGAGGAGTTCTGTACCTGCACGGGTCTGACCTCGCAGCACGGCTTCGACCAATCCTGGGATGACCCGAAGGTGTGGATCTGCGACGAGTGCGGACGAATCTTCAAGCCGGGGCGGCCATGACCTATCCTGATGCAGATCCATGCCCAGGCCTGGACTGCAACCGTGCGTGGATCGCAGCGGAGCGGGCTGGCTTCGACAATCCCGCACTGGCCGCCCACGGTGTGCCCATGGTCGAGGCTGCGCCTGTGTGGTGCCGCGAATGCCAGCAACACATCACCACCACGATCGCCGGATTCCCCGACCTGTGCGCCACCCTCACCCCAGGCGACCTCAACACCGGCCGCGACGTCAACACCGGCCCCCACACGACCGCGATCGTCCCCCCCACCAACTCGCCGGCGTGGGACCAGGCCGACGAGATCATCCGCTGGGCCGTCAACACCGAGGACCAGCTGCGTGCCCGCATCGGCGACCTTGGTCGCGGCCCGCGGCCGTGGCGCACCCTCAGCTCCGCCGTCTGGTACCTGACCGCGCACGCCACACCGCTCCTGTCATCCCCCGACGCCGTCTCGATCGGCTTCGACGTGTTGCGAATGCACCGCCGGCTGGTCCAGGTCACCGGCACGGACCGGCTCATCCACCGCCTGCCGGGGGAATGTCTAGTGTGCGATCGGAAGTCGTTGCAGCGTGAGGACGGCAAGGAGCTGGTGAAGTGCAAGGCGTGCGGGGCGACCTGGTATTGGGATCAGTATTCGTTCCTCGCCAAAGCTCACGCTGACAAGGTGCGTGCCGGGTGAACAATGTCAATGGATGGCTTGACTTCGAGGTGGGTCTGGCCTTCAAGACGCACTACTTCCGCGATGGTGTGGCGATCTGCGACTCACGTCTCGAATGGGGCAAGCGACGACTGGCAAAGGGTAGCGATCTGCCGGGACCGAACTCGTGCTTCAAATGTCTGATCGCCTTCACTCACGACCTCGACGAGCCCGCGTCATGAGCCCGCTGAGCAGCCGGGACCTGGGCCTACTCACCCTGGCTGAGGCGTCCGAGATCGCCGGCTTCCCTGTGTCCACAATCCGGGTCTGGATCACCCGGTACAACCTGCCAACGACGCGTGTTCTGGGGCAGGTGATGGTGTCCGAGCTGGCGTTCTACGACTGCGAGCGGGCGCGCCGCGACACGCCGCAAAGACGGGGCTTGACTCGGGGGAATGACACGACTGTAATATGAAAACAGACGGACATATCCATGCCCGTCAGATGCAAGACCCCCGCACCGATTCGCGTCGGCCGGGGGCGTGGTCCGACTGAATTGGAGCCGAACATGAGGAACTATATCCTTGGAGGTCGTCATGTTCGTGAACTACCGACGACGCACCTGCAACGGTTGCGGCAACGCGGTCCCCACCCTCCTCATCCAGACGCGCGTCCAGGGCGCCAAGGCCGTGGATCTCATCGACTGCCCGGTCTGCGATCGCCGACAGTGCTCGGCGTGCAAGGTGCCTGTGCTCGACCGACGGGCGCGGCGATGCCTAGCAGGACACCTGCTCTGACAGGAGGTCCTGATGGCCGTCACCCAAAGCACCTGGACCCCCGAGCTCGACCAGCAACTGGCCGACCTGCACGCCCAGGGCCTCAGCCTGCGCGAGTGCGCGACCCGGATCGGCCGCTCCCGAAGTGGTGTCGGTGACCACGCCAAAACGTTGGGTCTGATTTGGGACCGCACACAGACCAAAGCGGCGACCGAGGCGAGGGTCGCGGACAACCGGGCGACCAGGTCCGCCATCGAGGCCGGGCTGCTGGCCGACGTCCAGAGGTTGCGCGCTCAGATGTTCGCCCCGTGCAAGGCGTTCAACTTCGGTGGGAAGGACAACACCTACGCCGAGGTTGCCCTTGAGCAGCCGACGTTCGTTGACCAGCTGAAGATCATGCAGGCTGCGACGATCGCCGTGGACAGGTCGTTGAAGATTGCCGTGCACGACTCCGACTCCAGTCACGACGACGCGAAGAGCATGTTGACTGGTTTGGCTGCGGCGATGGGGTTGGCGTTCCGGTCGCCCTCATCCGAGACGCCGAAGGAGGAAGAAGCCACATGACTGGCGCCGTCATCTGGTGTGACCGTTGTCAACGCTGGTCCAAGACAGGGCAGCCGTATGTGATGGTCGAACCAGGGAAGTTCCGGCACCGCATGTGCATCCCACGTCCAGCAAAAGAGGCGCTCGCAAGAGGAGCCCACCAGTGACGACTGACCTGCTCGAAGCGGTCGACATCGCACCCATGTCGCCCATGCAGATCCGCTCCGTCGTCCAAGCCGACGCCAGAGTTAACCTCTACACGGGAAGCATCTCCGGCGGCAAAACCGTCGCATCCCTCCTCCGCTGGCTCATCTACGTCGCAACCGCACCAGCCGGCGAGCTCGTCGTCGTCGGCCGCACCCGCCAATCCATCGCTAGGAACGTCTTCGGGCCACTCGCAGACCCAACCCTCTTCGGACCCCTGGCCAAGCACTCGTCCTACACGGCCGGCGCGGACACCGGCAAGATCCTCGGCCGCACCATCCACGTCATGGGCGCCTCCGACGCCCGCTCCGAGATGGTCCTGCGCGGTCTGACCTGCGCCGGTGCCTACGTGGATGAGCTGACCCTGGTCAGTGAGGACTTCTGGATCCAGCTCCTCGGCCGGCTGCGTGTCCCGGGTGCGCAGATCTTCGCCACGACCAACCCTGACGGGCCTGCGCACTACGTGAAGCGGCAGATCATGGACCGGGCGGTCGAGCTCGGGTACCGGGTCTTCGAGTTCCGCATGTCGGACAACGAGCACCTCGACCCGACGTATGTGGCGCAGGTTCAACGCGAGTTCGTCGGCCTGTGGCGCAAACGGTTCGTCGACGGGCTGTGGGTGATCGCCGCTGGCGCGGTGTTCGACATGTGGGACCCGGCCCGGCACGTCATCGCCGCGAGCTCGTTGCCGGACATGGACCGGGTGCTCGCCCTCGGCCTGGACTACGGCGACACGCACCTGACCCGCGGGATGCTCCTCGGCATGGGCCGCGACAAGGCGGGGACGACCCGGCTGTACGTCCTGGACGAGTGGGCGCCGGGCCCAATGACCATCGGCGAGCATTCGGCGCACCTGCGGGCCTGGCTGGGCAGGCTGGAGCCGAAGGAGTGGCGGAACCCCGAATGGGTGTACGCAGACCCCTCCGCGGGGAGCTTCAGGCGTCAACTGTTCTACGACGGCCTCACCGTGGCCAACGCCTCCAATGCTGTGCTGGACGGGATCCGCACCGTGTCCTCACTGCTGGCCACCGACCGCCTGCTGGTCTCCGACCGATGCACGAACCTGGTCGATCAGATCCCGGCGTACGTGTGGGACCCGAAAGCCACAGCGCGTGGCGAGGACAAGCCGATCAAAGCCGATGATGACGAGGTCGACGCCCTGCGGTACGCCATATTTTCGACCCGTGTCTTGTGGCAGAACGCTATTCAACTGACCTCGATCCCGACGGGAGATGCGACCTGATGCCCCTCCCCACTGGTGGCCCCTGGCCCCCGAAGAACATGTACGAGATCACCCGGAAGTTCGACGAGTGGGACGCCTGGTACACCGGCGACCCAACCAAACTGCGGCACGCCTACCAGCGCGCCCAAGCGGTCCCCTCAGACCGGGTTGCGATCGACCGGGTCGCACAGTACCGCGGCGGGCTCCTAGGCATCGTTGCCCGCATGTGGTGGGGACGCCCGACCGGTGACCTGAACAAGCGTCACGACGAACTGCACATCCCGATCGCGGCCGACCTGTGCCAAACCTCCGCGGATCTGTTGTTCTCCGAACCGCCGACCCTGTCCGTGACAGACAAGGGCACCCAGGATCGTCTCGACGAACTGGCCGGTGACAGCCTGTACTCCACGTTGGCGGAGTCCGCTGAGATCGGTGCCGCGCTGGGCGGGGTGTACTTGCGGGTCACTTGGGACAAGACGATCGCTGACGCACCGTTCCTAACCGTTGTTCACGCTGACGCGGCCGTCCCCGAGTTCACTTGGGGCCGGTTGTCTGCGGTGACGTTCTGGCGGACCTTGTCCACGGACGGCCAGCAGGTGCTGCGATACCTGGAACGCCACGAGCTCGACAGCAACGGTGTGGGGATCATCCTCCACGGCCTGTATGAGGGCAGTAGTCAGGGCGGTTCAGGTTTTGCCGGGGCCCGGTTCACCAATGATGGCGAACTCGGCCGACCTGTCCCCCTGACCCAGCACCACTCCACTGCGGGCCTGGCCATGATGGTCGACGAGAACTCGTCGATCAGCACCATGTCACCCGGCCTGGCTGTGGTGTACGTCCCGAACCAGCGACCGCAACGACGCTGGCGCACCGACCCGGTCGGGGCCAGCCTGGGTCGCTCCGACCTGGACGGTGTCGAACCGATCATGGACGCCCTGGACGAGACGTACTCGTCGTGGATGCGTGACATTCGCCTGGCCAAGGCGCGGCTGGTCGTCCCGGAGTACATGCTCCAGAACTTGGGTGCGGGCCGTGGTGCCGGCTTCGACGCGGACCAGGAGATTTACACGGCCTTGTCGATGCCCCCTGCGGACAACAACACGACGCAGATCAAGGCGGAGCAGTTCGCGATCCGCCACGCTGAGCACAAGGCGACGTCGGATGAGCTGGTGGCGACGATCCTGCGGTCGGTCGGCTACAGCGCGCAGACGTTCGGTGAAGGTGTGGCTGGTGGGGCGGTGACTGCGACGGAGGTCATGTCCAAGGAACGCAGGTCGTACCTGACCCGGGACCGTAAGGTTCGGCTGTTCCGCCCGGCGATTGCTGACGCGATCGAGAAGGTGCTGGCTGTGGATGCTGCGATCTTCAACAGTCGTGTCGCGGTCGAGCGCCCGCAGGTCAGGTTCGCTGAGGAGGTGCAGGCGGACCCGGAGGCGTTGGCCAGGACGGCGCAGATTCTGCGTTTGGCTCAGGCCGCGTCGACGGCGACACTGGTTCAGTTGCAACACCCCGACTGGGACGGCGACGAACTTGCGGCCGAGGTGGCGTTGATCAACGCCGAGGCGGGTATGGCTGTGCCTAACCCGTTCGCAAGCCCGGCGGTACCGTAACGTCATGCCGGTCTCGCCCGAGCTCGCCACCGGTCTCGCAGCGGGCGTCGTCGCCCACTACACCGAGGCTGAGCGGGTCCTGCTCGAGCGGATCGCCAATGCGTTAGCGAAGGGCATCGACGGCCCGGCATGGGCCGAACAGAAGCTCCTCGAGGTGCAGCTGATCCAGGCCCGCGCCAAGGTCCTGCTCACCCAGCTGGAGCAGGCGGCGGGGCAGTCCGTGGCCTACGCCATCTTGACCGCGTGGAACCGCGGCTCCGCGGTCGCAGCCACTGACTTGGCAGGGGTGTTGGAACGAGCCTTGAGCGCCGTAGTTGACCCGCTGCCGGGTACGCGTGCGGTTGCGCAGCTGGTCGAGGAGACCACAGCCAAGGTTGTGGGCACGCACCCTCGGATCCTGCGCTCAACCATGGACCTGTACCGGTCGGTGGTCGCAGATGCGTCCGCCCAGGTGCTGCTGGGCACGCTGACACGCCGGCAGGCGGCACAGGCGGCCCTGGACACGTTCGCCCGCAAGGGTGTGACAGGGTTCGTCGACACGCGCGGCCGCGGGTGGTCGATGGAAAGTTACGTCGAAGCCGCGGTCCGAACGTCAACGGCCCATGCGGCGGTCGCGGCTCACGTTGATCGTCTGCAGGCGTATGGCATGGATCTTGTGATCGTGTCGAACGCTCCTGCCGAGTGCATTTTGTGCAGACCCTATGAAGGTCAGGTGCTCTCTCTCTCAGGCACCACTATTGGCACGATCGACGGCGCCGGTGGTGTCCGGGTGTACGCGTCGCTGGCGGAGGCCACGGCAGCGGGCTTGTTTCACGTAAATTGTCGCCATTCCCTGGGTGCTTATCAGCCGGGCATTACGAAACAGATGCACGACACAGCAGATCCCGAGGGTGATGCCGCTCGGCAGAAACTCAGATATCTGGAACGTCAGGTCAGGGCGTGGAAGCGCACGCAGGCTGTCGCATTGGATCCGGCCGCTGAGCGTAAGGCTGGGGCCCAGGTTCGGGCGTACCAGGCGAAGATCCGTGAGCTGGTGGCTTCGGCGCCGGTGTCTCGGCAGCCGGCCCGTGAGCAGATCGGCCGCGCTCGCTAGACCGATTAGCTGCATGATTTTATGCCAGTTTTTATACCACCCCAACGCGAGCGAGGAGATCGGATCGACATGGCTAAGCCCTCGAAAACCACACCCGCAGACATGCGGCTCAAGGCCAACATGATGCCCATCACGGGCACGGGCTCGTCCCCGGCGTTTGGTTCGCCGGAATGGCGCGCCAAGTACGGCAAGACGGTTAAGGGCGGCAAGAAGAAGCCCGCCACCACCACCACCCCGGCCGCTCCCGCGGCCGCTGGTGGGAGTAAGTCGCCAGCCTTCGGTTCGCCGGAGTGGCGCGCCAAGTACGGCAAGTAGCACCGCAAACCCCTATTTGTCCTCACCTCCGCGGTGAGACTGCACTACCCCATGCCTTGACGCTGCACAGCGGACGGGACGATCCCGCACGGGAGAGGAACCACATCATGGCCGACGAAGAGAACACCACGGGCACCGAAGAGCAGACCAGCACCGAGGGACAGACCAGCGAGGAGACCACTGCCGAAGGGCAGGGCACCGAGCAGCAAACGGCTGACACCACGGACTGGAAGGCCATGTCCCGCAAGTGGGAGAAGCAGGCCAAAGCCGACAGTGCAGCGGTCAAAGAGCTCGCCGCGCTCAAGGCCAAGGATCAGACCGACGCCGAACGACTGGCCGAGGAACGCGACTCCGCGAACACCCGGTCGTGGACTGCGATCCGTCGCGCTGTGACCTCCGAGGCGAAGTCCGTAGCCGCAGGGCTGAAGTTCACGGACCCCAAGGATGCCCTTGCAATGCTCGACCTTGAAGCCCTCACGAACGACGAAGGCGAGGTCGACGACGCTGCCCTGATGACCGCGCTGAAGACCATCGCCAAGAACAAGCCTTACCTGCTGACCACCTCAGGTGTGGGCCGCTCGGCCGTCGATCATGGCGCCGGCGGGTCCGGCGAAAGCGGAAACAACCGACCCAAAACCATTGCTGAGGCCCTCACGAGGGCCAACGCCCAGTAACCCTGAAAGAGAGAAAACATCATGGCTGTCACCCTCGCCCAAGCGCAGATCAACATCCAGGACGACGTCACGTTCGCCGTCATCGACGAAACCCGACGCAAGTCCTGGCTCCTCGACCAGCTCACCTTTGACGACTGCGTCAACCCCGCCGGCGGAGGCTCCACCCTCACCTACGGGTACACGCGACTCGTCACCCCCTCCCCCGCCTCGTTCCGGGCATTCAACACGGAGTACACCCCCGGCCAGGCCATCCGTCAGCGGTACACCGTCGACCTGAAGCCCCTCGGTGGGTCCTTCAACATCGACCGCGCGCTGGCCAACCTCGGCCCGGCAGCGACCACCGAGGAGGCCTTCCAGTTCAACGAGATCACCAAGTCCGTGAAGAACCGCTTCCAGGACGCGATGATCAACGGCGACGTGGCTCGTGTCGGCGGCGATGACGCGGCCGGCTTCGACGGCCTGTCCAAGGCGTTGCGTGGGTCCGCCACCGAGATCGGTGCGGACGTCGAGCTTGACTGGACGTCGGCCGCGATCAGCACGATAGATATCGCGCATGGCGCGCTCGACAGCCTCGACGCGCTCGTCTCTCTCGTTGAGGGTGGCGCCGACGCGATCCTGGGGAACCTGCAGTCGATCCAGCGGGTGCGTTCCATCGCCCGGCGTGCCCAGTACTACACCCGTTCCGTCGACGACTTCGGTCGCGTGGTCGAGAAGTTCGGTAACTCGGTCCTGGTCGACCTTGGCTTCAAGGGTGACGGCACCTCGATCATCGGCACGAGCACCCGCGACGTCTCCTCGTCCATCTGGACGACTACGGTCACCGGTGTCCCGACGGGTGGCACGTACACGCTGACCGTCGCCGTCGACGGTGCCGCTGCTGTGGCGTCAGGGGCGATTGCGTACAACGCGACCGCCGCCGTCGTGCAGGCCGCGCTGGCTGCCATGGCCAACGTTGGCGCCAACAACGTGACCGTGACCGGGACCACGACGGACGCCATCACCTTCGTTGGTGCCCTGACCGACGTGCCCACGGTTGTCGCCCTGGGCACCAACTCCCTGACCGGTGGCACCACGCCATCAGTCACGGTGACCGAGACTGCCCCCACAGGTGGTGTGACTGGTCTGACGGACCTGTACGCGGTGCGGTTCGGCCTGGACGCGTTCCACGCCGTGTCGACGGTCGGCCAGCTCGTGCAGGTCTTCCGCCCGAACTACTCGCTCCCGGGTGCTGTGAAGACCGGTGAAGTCGAGATGGGCCCGCTCGCTGGGGTTCTGAAAGCGACCCGGTCTGCGGCTGTCCTTCGGAACATCAAGGTCCAGTAGCACACTCCTGCCGCGCCCCGGCCCCGACTCCGGGGCACGGCAGGCCCCTCCGCTTCACACCTCACTTCACACCCCACCGGGAGGCGCCATGTTCGTCCTCGTACTGCTCATCGTGGCCGCAGTGTGCTTCGCCCTGGCCGCGCTCAACGTCGCCTCCCCCCGTGTCAGCCTTGTCGCCCTCGGGCTGCTCGCGTGGGTGCTGACCGACCTGATCCCGAAACTCTGACATGAGTCTGAGCTACGCGACGGTCGAGCAGCTCGCAGCAGACCCCTGGGGCCTCACCCCGCCCGACGCTGCCCGGCTGCTCGTCCGCGCGTCGGAGGTCATCGACCAGGCACTGCGCACCGCGATCTACGACATCGACCCCATCACCCTTGCACCGAAGGACCCGGCTGTCGCCCAGGTGTTCGCAGACGCAACATGCGCCCAGGTCGAGTTCTGGGAGACCGGCGACGAGGAGGACGACATTCTCGGGCCGGTGGATGATATCTCCCTGGGGGGCATGAGGATGATGTTCAGTGCCAGGTCCGGTCTCCGCCAGTCCCCCACCTATTTGGCGCCGCGGGCGCACCGCATCCTGGAAAACAACGGGATGCGCGACCACCAGCCGATCTCATGGTGAGCGAGCGATGAAGATTCGCCGATCCCTGCTCAAAGACCTCGTGACTGTCGAGACATACTCGGGTGAGGGCGCCTACGGGCCCAACTTCGCGGCCGCGGTCACGGTGAAGGTGAACGTCGACCAGACGCGGCGCCTGGTCCGCAACACTGCCGGCGACGAAGTCGTCAGTGAGGCCACGCTGGCTGTGCACCCGCAGCCTCGTGATGAGGCCACCGGGCTGCTCTTGGACGCGGGGACCCTGTTCGCTCCTGAGTCGCGGGTCACGATCAGTGGCCGGTCCGCGAGGGTGATTGGTGTGAAGCCGAACACGGTCCGCGGTCGCATCGTGTTTCTGAAGGTGACGACCACCTGATGGGCCTCAACCTCCCCAGCAGCGCTGAGGTCAAGGCGGCAGGCGCCCGTGGGTTGGAACTTGGTGCCGAACACATCCTCCAAGTAGCGCAACTTGTTGTGCCTCTGGAGGAGGGCACGTTGTCCAGATCTGGGGTTGCCAGCGTTGACGAGGACAGCCTGAAAGCTGCTGTCTCATTCGATACTGTTTACGCTGTAAATCAACATGAATCGCTCGACTTCAAGCACGCGCAAGGTCGGACGGCCAAGTACCTCGAAGGGCCGCTCAATTCCGAGGCCGATGTCGTCAAACAGATCATTGCCGATGAGATTCGGGCCGTGTTGGGAACATGAGCGGCTTCGAGACGAACCTGCTGACTGGCATCGCCCAGCTCCTGGCCACCGCGAACCTCGGGACGTGGCGCGACACCGGCATCTACGCGGCCGCTGAGACCGGCATCGTCATGGACACAGTCCCGCAGTCCCCGGACCGGGTCATCACCCTGACCGACTATGTGGTCTCCGACGACCCGACCCTGTCCGACTCTGTGATCGGTGTGCAGGTCCGCACCCGGTGGGGCGGCCAGGACCCGCGCCCTGTGAAGGATTTGGACGGGAGCATCTTCGACGCCCTGCACGGTCTCGAAGGCGTGACCCTGACCGGCGGCGTCCACATCGTGTCCATGTTCCGCCGCTCCGGGACATCCATGGGGCAGGACGCCAACAGCCGGTGGGGCCGCTCGAGCAACTACTACGCGACCGTGCACAGGCCGTCGCAAAACCGTACATAACGCTAACGATTCGGCTAGAATGAGCGTAAGACCCCCGCGACGACGCGAATCGTCCGGGGGCGTGACCGACCGGGAAGGGTCGATATGAACCAGCGTACCTGCACCATCGAAGACTGCGAGAAGCCGCGTCACCAACGCCGGATCTACTGCGCAGCCCACTGCGCAGCGAAGCGCCGCAACGACCCGGACCGCCCACGATGCACCGTCGACGGTTGCGAGCGGGCGATCTACGCCAAAGGCCTCTGCCAATATCACCGTGAGCAGACCCCCGAGCGGCGAGAGGTCCACAGGCTGGCATCGCTGGCCTACTGGGAGCGCAATAAGGATCAGGTCGCTGCGTACCAGCGACGATGGATCGCAGCCAATCCCGAGAAGGCTCGGGCTCTACGGCGGCGCTCGATGGCCAAGTGGCGAGCAGAGAACCCCGAGGCGGCCAAGGCCGTCATGCGTAAGTGGATCGACGCCAATCCGCAACGATGGACCGAACTCACCAGGGCCTACGGCGGGCGGCGGCGAGCGCGCAAAGCCGCGACCCAGACCGGACCCGTCGACCTCGCCCTGATCCTCGAACGTGACGGCATGGTGTGCCACATCTGCTCAGGCGTGATCGAGGCAATGACAGACCTTCACTTCGACCACATCATCCCGCTGTCCAAAGGCGGGCCGCACATCGCGGAGAACATCGCCCCGTCACACGCCCAATGCAACATGCACAAGGGTGCCCGTCTGACCGCCTAGAAGGAGAAATATCATGTCCCCTGCAACAGTCAAGGTTCAACTTGGTGCGGCAACCACAGTTCGAAAGTGGTTTTTGGATGTAAATGTGGGCACCACGGACGCCCCCATCTGGACTGGTGTGTTCGGTGTGACGAACTTCAAGCCGAACCTGAACCCGACGTGGAAGGACACTTCGGACTTCGACTCCGGCGGTGACATGAGCAGCACCGCCACCGCCCGCGCGTGGGGGTGTGACTTCAAGGTTGAACGCAAGTCTCAGGCCTCCGACCCCACCACCTACGACCCAGGCCAGGAGGCGCTGCGTCTGAAGGCGGAGAACATCGGGCTGCTGAACAGCGTCGAGGTCCGGTTCTACGAGATGGAGCCCGGAGGCCCAAGGGTCGAGGCGTACCAGGG